TAGCTAACCGGCTGAAAGAATGGTTCCGAAGGTCCCTGTCTGGTGCCAGGCAAGGGGCAGAAGCCATCAGGGCATCCGCTGGCCATGTAATCATCAGGGTCGTATTGAACACTTGACACTGCCTCCATTGTTTCCTTCACTGCCTTGCCAAGCAGGGCCTCTTCCAGCTCGCGAAGGGCAATCAGGCGTTCCAGATACCATTGGGCTTTCTTAAGGTCTTCAGCGCCATTCTTTTTGGAATAGCGCCAAACGTATTTCTGGACATTACCTTTGAGAAAACCCTTGAATTCTTCCACACTCATGGAAGCCTCAATGGCTTCAATACATTGAATGCTTCCGAAGCTGTCTGCATAATGTGCAGGGCTATTCACTGGATCGTTCATCATCAGAATTGGTAGTTGTTTGCTTGAAAGGCTTCAAAAGCTTCAGGGGCAATGGGAGTAGCAAGCTCTAGGAGGGCTTTTGCGTAAGCAACAATCTCCCCTTGAGCGCCATGGCCAATGCGCAGAGCAATGAAATGGAGCAGGGCTTGCAGAGAGCACGTCCAAGTGAAGGAGGTGTACATACAAGCGGGCAGGACACCCCTTGCCTGCTCTCTGCTAATACCCGCCATCACCATGGCTCCATAAGCCTCCTGGGCTGCCTGGATGGCCTCTGCATAGGCATTGAAGGCAATGGCTGCTTCACGCTTTGCAGCAGGACCGTCTGAAGCTTGGCGATTATTTTCGCTTTGCTTCATGAATTCCAAAGGCACGTAAAAGTCCACGTCGTCTGCTGGGCAGTAACGAAAGCTTTTCTCATTCCAACCCAGTTGATCATCAACGTAAGTGGATGCCACTGTATGCTTCCACCATTGGCGAGCAATAAACAGTGGTGCTTTGACGTGCCATTTGAAGACCACGCCCCTAAAAGGGGAAGTGTGGTGCTCGCGAGCCAAGTAGTTGAGAAGTTTTGCATCCTTGGCGGAAAACTCCTCAGAGCGAGCTTCAAAGCTTTGGCGAGCATCATTGACAATGGAAAGACTGTTTCCCATGGAGTCAACCAGCATCACCAGGCTTTTCCCATCGCCCAGTGGATCAAGAAGCGGGAGCGTCATCTGATGGCTTCATGGAAGGAGAGGAGGCATGCCAATCATAGTCGTAGCAGTGCTTTTCGGCAAGCCGTCTTTTCTTTTTCGGGCCTTTCGCCATGGTTTTTACACTTGCTTCGCTATTTGCGAATAGCCTATGGAAAGAAGGACGACAACGATGAGCTTTGTAATTCCTGTGCAGCTTGCCTACAATGGCAAAAACTACATGAGTCAGATGGGGCCTTTCAATCATTCAACTGAGCGCGAGTTTGCTCTCACCGTGAACCGTCGCGCCATTGATGATTGCACAAGCCTGGAGCAGCTCAAGCCCGTAACCAAAAATCTTCTGGAAGGCTGGTCATCCATGCAAACCGCCTTCCAAGATTTAATGATTGAAAACATCAAGCTTCGTCAAGCTCTTGACAAAAGCCGATTGGATGTTGAAGCCGCCGAAGAACTGTTGGTGCAGGCTAGTTCCGTAATTGACGGTCTGACAAAAAAGAAGCAATCAGCGCAAGCCAGGCGGAATCTTTGGCCATGGTAGACGTGAGCAAAAAAATGGTCCAATTGCTCGTATAAGCGAGATTGTATTTGCGACAATCTCTTTCATAACCAGAGCCAGTGACGTGGCGGCCACGATTGTAAACGCCACCTTGGATTTCGATGCCAGTGCGAGAGATGGGATGAGCAAAATCTAGGCGGTAGCGCTTGGAACGTTTTGACTTAGCGTGGCGCTCTTGAAAATCTTTTTCCCACGCATCAATATCAGAAAATTCTCTTTCAAGAATTAACTTGGGATAGTGTGCTTGCCAGAGGCTGAGAAACTGATCTTCAAGAGCGCTCAACAGCTAGACAGCAGCTAGATGCACTGTAGCGCCTTGATTCTGGTAGTGGCCAGAATAGGCTTCTTGCACATCACTGGTAAGGCGATAGAGCATGATTTGCACAATCCCTTCATTCGCATAGATGCGAGCCGTGAAAGGCGTTGGATTGGCAATGTGCATGGTCAAATAACCAGACCAGCCAGGCTCAATGGGCGTCACGTTGATAATGATGCCACAGCGAGCGTAAGTGCTTTTCCCATCGCACAAGCCCATCACATTGGTGGGCATGGAAATCAGCTCAAGGCTGGTTCCAAGACCAAAAGAAAAAGGAGGAAGCTCAAAGAATGCACTTCCTTCGCGATGAACCAACCCAGATCGGTATGGAATGCTGTCATCCGCTTTCTTGGGGTCTAGCGTGAGATTGGGCCTGTAATCTCCTTCGTCTGTGAAGACGAGAAACTCTTTCGGGGAAAGGCGAATGTCATAACCTGCCTGGGAAAGGCCATACGAGATGGCCTTAGTCCCGTTGGACAGGGAGCGTCGCTTTTCCCCAACGTAAGGCGTAAAAATGTCAAGCTCAGCAAGCTCGGCAATTTCCTTATCGTTGAGGAGGCTCATGGCTCAGAACAGATCGTCGGAACTGCCGCCACGATTGTCCCAGACGCTGGCGTAGCCTTTGGGGGCTTCGCGATCAGCACCTTTCACCTTTACGCTGCCCGTATAGCCAGGCGCACGATCAGAGGTTTTCTTGGTGTTTTCCCACACTGCAAGATCAAGGGAATAGTTGCCACGCTCATTGGGGCCAGCCTGCTTAAGTGCATTGAGCACGTCAGGGGTGAGGTCGATTGCAGCAGTGATAGGGGGCCGATTGGCCATGGTGTTTCTCCGTAGGAGGGATGGTAGCCCGTTTGGGCCCGCTCATCTTACCCCCTATCCTCTGTAAGGGCAAATGCCCTGCCGCCTGGGTAGTGCGCCTTGAAGTATCTCTTAACAGTGTCGTGCATGATGCGCTGTTGGCTAATCAGCTCAAACCCATCAAGGTGGAGCAATTGCAGAGAGGGCTCCACCTCTTTGTTCTCAGGGTCGTAGCAGGCGATCACGCACCATGCCTCATCAATGGAACAAGAATAAAGTTGTTCTGCTGCCATGGCATAGGCGCCCAATTGCCGCTTGTAATCTGCCAGTTGGTAATCAGGCTTTTCTTTGTAGCTGGTTTTCCAATCGACGAGCGCCACTGATCCATCCCCCATCGCCGCCACCATATCCAGCGTGCCGCTGTAGCCAATGTGATCTTCCTCGTGCCACCATGCCACGGCGCTTTCTACAAGGATGGGCGTTTCAATGGTGGCAAGGAATGGCTCCACTGCTTCAAAATATGGCAGCCAGTCTGGGGCTTTCTCTAGGTGATGCTCAATGTCTTCTCCATTGAAATGATCCTCAATCACGCCGTGCATCCATGTGCCGCGATTAGCAGCAAGCCTGGTGCGCCTCTTTGCCTCCTCCTCCCCCACTCGTTTGCGCCAGTTGATTAACGCCATGATCTTTCCCACGGGAGCCATGGAAGAAAGCACAGTGGTGGTAGAGGGCAGGAGCATGCCCTCTGGTACGTTTGGAAAGCCCAAGCATTGGTAGTGTCTTTTGCCGTTGAGACTAATGCGACGAGGCTCAAAAGGCTGTAGAGCAAGCATGGGAAGGGAGGCAAGACCCAGATCGTAACAGGCCTTTCCTATCGTGACGGCACGCAGTAGTTACCGCTGCGATAGTAACCCAATGGGCAAGAGCCGCCGTTGTAAGGCAAGGGCTGGTTGCAGGCCATCACTGGCATTGGACACAGAAAGAAAACAATGGAGCAAGCAAGGATTTTCATAGTTCAGAAATTAAGTAGCCGTCGCCATCAGTGACAATTTCCCCAGCAAAGGCCCGCGCTAGGCGGGCCGAAGCCAGGTCTATTGCTTTCCCTGAACGAACACTTGCACTCCCTTAATGGCCTGCTCAACAGTGCCTTCAGTGCAAATGGCTCGCAGCGCATCAATTTCCTTTGCCATTGCGGCTTTGGTAATCTTGATGCCTTTTTCCTTAGTCCATGAGGTGACCATGGTTGTGATGACATTGGCAAACATTGCACTGTCCTTCACGTCGTCGCCCTTGGAAAGGCCGATGCCTTCCAAGCCTGCCTTCACGGCTTGCATACTGTTCTTGCGCTCTCCATAGCCAAGGGGGTCTGCATCCCCGAAAGCAAGAAGCGCTGCCTTGCCATCAAACTCACTGGTTCCATTGGCGGCAGAAGATTCAATTGTTCCAACTGCAGGAGTAGCGTTTTCAACTGGCGCTGCCTTCTCTGCTGGCCGCGCAACAGGCTTCGGCGTTTCCTGTTGGAGCGGGAGTTTGGGAGTTGCTTTTTCATCGTCTGCCTTAGGGATGTCTTCGCCGGAATAGAGCTTGAGACCAAGGCCAGTGAAGGTGGCAATGCACTTCACGCTGGCGCGTTGGATGTTGTCGCTCACCTGACGAGCATCAAGCTCTTTTACTGCATTGTGCTTGTTGTCCATGATGGGAAACACCAGCGCAGGAGTGCGACGAGCTCCGTCCGTCAGATAGGGACGCAGAAGCCAGCAACCTTCTTTACCAAACACAGGCCAGCCAATGGTGCTCTCCTCAAAAGCAACGAACAGAGCAGGGAACTGTTCTTTCAAATAGCGGAAAGCAAAAGGCCAGGAAAGGTAGGACAGGCCTTTGTAGTTTTTCTCTACATGCTCACCAATGGGAAGTTCATAGGCAGTGGTAAAAGCCTCGGGGGAGATTTCAAGAGGAGTGAACATGCCAAGCGAGCGTTCGGTCATCATGGTCTGAGAAACATTGTCCATGGACTGAAAATCAG